CAGCCCCCTCCTCGTGTACAACGAGGAGGGGGCTGGCGTCGGCGGTGGCTACACCGAGACCGCCCCGTCCACCACAAGCGACGTGAACACCATCATCGGCTACATCCTGTCGGCCACGGAGATCTACGTCGCGCCCAGCACCCGCGCCGGCTCCGTCGCCTAAAGGGGGCGCCCATGGCCGGCGTCTACTGCGCCCGCTGCCAGACCAACGTCAAGCTTGAACAGGACGGCCGGAGCTGCTCTAACTGCGGCGCTGTGCTCGTCCCACCGCCGCCTACGCCTCAGGGACCGAAGCCCGCCAAGACCCCGACGCCCGAGCGAGCCGCGTAGAGGGGGGCCACGGTGCCCCTGCTCGCGGACATTCTTACTCGCGTCAGGCAGGACATCCGGGACACCGCCAGCCCTCAGGAGTTCAGCGACAGCGAGTTGACGCGCTTCGTCGAGCGGGCCCGTGACGAGGTCTCTGCGGCGCAGCCCCGCGAGCGCGAGACGACCCTGACGACGGACGGAACGACCCGTAACCTTTCCCTGGCGACGCTGACGAATCGCTTCGACGTGTACTCTGTGGAGTACCCGACGGGGCAGTGGCCGCCGGAGTATGTCAGCTTCGAGGTCTGGGGGGACGTTCTGACGATGCACCTTGACGCTGTGCCGGCTGCGGCGCAGAACGCCAAGGTGCGGTGGGGCTCCATACACACGCTGGATGCCGCCGGGACGACCCTGACCGAGCGCCAGGAGGACGTGGTTGTCCTGGGGGCGGCGGCTTACGCCCTCTCCGCCTTCGCTGCCCAGGGCAGCCACAAGCTCCTGGCTGGTGGTGCGACCGCTCAGCGGGCGTTGTCGAGCGAGGCGGCGTCGCGTACGCGGGCGTACACGGGTGCGCTGCGTCGGCTGCGGTCGCGGTTGAGACGGAGTCAGCTCTACGCGCCCAGTACGCCGGGGGCTTCTCAGACGACGGACCCCGGCCCGTGGTGAAGCCCCATGGGTCGAACCCGAGGGCGCGGCGAAGAATCCGGACGAGCGCCGCGCGGTTCGAGGGGACCCACAGGCGTAAGCGGCCGCGTGGTGTGGTTGTGAAGGTGGCCCATGAGGAGCCTCGCCGCCGCCCTGACAGCGGCTCAGAAGTCTAGCGCCGCCCGCCCCTACTTCAAGGTTGAGGCCATAGACCGCCAGGCGAACATTCGCCGCCTGCGGTGGTCGACGTGGTACTCCGGCGCCGAGCCGGAGGGCCCTCATGCTGTCGCTGTGCCCACGGATGGGTCGCTGAATCGCCTGCGGGTGGCGGGTACGACCGTCTACCATCAGCGGGTGGTCTCGCCGTCTGCGGGCTCTGATTACACGGTTTGGAGCGCTCTGGCGACCGTTGTTGCGGGGAGTCCGGTCGCGCTTATGCGGACCGGGGCGACGCTGACGGCCTTCTACATGACCACGGCGACGGCCATCAAGTACAAGGTGTCTGGTGACGGCGGGGCGAGCTGGGGTTCTGAGACGGCCCTGGGGACGGCGGCGGGGACCGTGACGCACCTGGCGGCTGCGGCGAAGGACGCGACGACGGCGCTGTTGGTGGTGGCGGTGGGTGCGACGCTGTATCGGTCGAAGATGGCTGGTGGGGCGTGGGGAGCCCTCGGCGCCTGGTCGAATACGGTGGACACGGTGAGCGGGCTTGCGTGTCATTACCTGGGCGACTGGAACATCCTGCTGACGGGCACGGAAGTGACGACGCTGGCGCCCAGCCTGTGGGCCGTGCTGTACGGCGACGGGTACGGGGCGGGGGCGGACACGTGGTCAAGCCTGCTTGTCGTGGCGCAGACGGCCGCCGGTTCGAGTGTGGCGCTGTCGTACGCGACGCTTGGGCGGCCTGACGTGTACCGGCTGGGCTTCCGGGAGGTCTACAGCGGGTCGGTGGGGTACTCGCGTGTGATGCTGGGTCATGTGCCCACGACGCTGGACTTTGGGAACACGTGGACGGAGCCGCAGCCGTTCAGCGCGGACGCCGGCCAGGGGCTGCATTGGGCTGGCGTGGCTACGGCTGCCTTCCTGACGTCGCCATCGCGGGTGTACAGCGCTTCCCTGGCGAGTTCGCTGGTTGACCTGACGGACCGTGTTGTTCGGGCCGAGATTCGGGAGGGGCCGCTCGAGCCGGTGGCCGGTCTGATAGAGCTGGATAATCACGATGGCGCCCTGAACCCGGCGAGCCTGGGCGTGGGGACGTACCTGGGCCTGCGGTTGGGGGGCCAGATAAATGTGAGCCCCGGCTACCAGACGACGAGCGGGAATCTGGTGAGTGCCGGCCCGCGCTACTGGATAGACGCTGTAGAACATCGACGCGAGAAGGGGGCCGCGACCGTCGTGTTGCGGCTCATCAGTGGCTACGGGCTCATGGAAAAGCTGACTCCGGCCCGGCCGATTCAGTTCGCTGCCGGGACCAGGACGGTGTTGCAGATCCTGGCTGTGCTGGCTGCTCGGGCGGGTCTGGAGCTGTCTACTGTCAGTAGCAGCCCGGCCGTGACTGCGCTGACGCCGGCCTTCGCGCTGCGCCCCGGTCAGACGGTGTTGGGTGGTGTGCGGGACCTGCTGGCGCTGGTGGAGGACTCGCTGCGCTGTACGGGGGAGCGTTTGTACGTGGTCTGGCCCCAGGCGTCGGACGCCTCCGTGTACTCGTACGGGGTGAGCGGGGACGTGCATCTGATTGCCGGCGTTACCCATGTCCAGCGGTCGCGGCCGACGCATCTGACGGCGCATGGGGTGGGGGCGTCGGGGGCGGCCATCTACGGGGAAGTGCTGGACGTGGCTGCCCAGGAGGGTTTCTACGTGACGCGCACGGCCCAAACGCGGGCCGTGACGAGTGCGACCGAGGCGGGGTACGTAGCGGGCGCCCTGGCGCGGGAGGCGGCGGTGGCGGGCCGTGGTGACGGGCTGACAGCGAGGGCGAACGTGGGTCAGGAGCTGTGGGACGTGGTGGACGTGACGGACCCCTGGGCAGGGTACGCGGCGTCGAAGCGTCGCGTGGTGGACCTTCGGCTTAGCTACTGGCGGCAGCCGTTCCGTTATGAAACTGAGCTTGTGATGGGGGAGCCCTAATGCCCGGCCAGCTCGAGCTGGCGCTGATCGTGTCCTTCGACGCGGGGACGCGGACGGCGACGGTGCGCCTTGCGAGCGGCGTCCCGACGCAGCTGACGGCCGTGCCGGTGGCGGCGGGGATTGACGGCGCCGGGCTGACGGTCGGCCGGGAGTGCGTAGTGAGCTTCCTGGAAGCGTACAATTCTGCTTCGGCGGTGGTGTACGCTGTCCTGGGCACACCTGGGGACGCGGTAGGGGGCGGGGGCGGTGGTAACGTGGATGCGGTCTGGGCAGTGTTCGGAGGTCCCTAATGGCGACGCCGACTAGCTTCACTCCCAAGCAGCTCTGGGCGCCGGTGCAGGTGCCGGCTGCTGACACCCTCGTCTACACTGCCGGCACCGCTGCGGGCGCCCGGTTGCAGGCGCTGGTTGTTGTGAACACGACGACGGCGGCGGTGACGCTCCGGGTGACACACGGCGCGATGGCTGCTGCCCAGGCGCTGGTGTGGGACTTCTCGGTCCCTGCCGATGGTCTCCCGTACGACCTGTTGGAGGGTTCTGGGCAGGGCATCGTCCTGGACAGCGGCGACGTGCTGCGAGCCCAGGCCGCCGCCGCCACGTCCCTGACCCTGCACGGCTACGGCGTGGAGATGGCCTGATGCGCCGGGCGCCGTTCGACGGCTGGGCCAAGCGCGACGGCCTCGAGCGGCTGATACCGAATCTTGCCGGAGCGACTCAGTTGGGTGTGGCAGGTGCCGCGTGGAACTGGAGCGCTTACGTCCAGATGACGGCAGGCGACGCCAACGGCTACATACCCCACGCCCTACACTGGGGCTTTGCGGTGGCTAACCCGACGGCGACGGGCGCCCTGTCCGTTGTCGTTGAGGTGGAGATAGCGACGGGCGCCGCCGGCTCCGAGATAACCTACGCGCGGGTGTCGCAGGTTCTCGCCTGGAGCGTCACCGTCCTGGGAGCGTCGCCTCTTCTAGGCAGTTCGAGGACCCTGCCCCTTGACGGTGCGGTGATTCTAGCCGGCACGCGGATAGCTGCTCGGATTAGGGCTTCCCAGGCCGCCACGCTGATTATCATCAGGTCCGGCCTCTACCTCGAGGGGCACCAGAGCGCCGCGCCCGTGGCGTACCCGGCCTACAGCCTTCAGGCGCACCTGTCCGGCGTCCACAGGCCGCAGACGCTGGCGACGCC